CTATGAAGTGGGCTAAACAGCGTGAACAGAAGATAAAGCTAGAAAGAAAGGCAAACTCGGAGTAGACCTTTCTTATACAAACCATGTCACTCCATAATACGTTAGTACGGAGATTTAATAATGGCTACACTCTTAGATGAGCGTCTTGAAGAAGAAGAACAGCAAGAACCTGAACAATCTGATGATTTTGACAATGAGCCTGTAGAGCAGGAAACTCAGTCAGAAGTCCCAGACAAGTACAAAGGTAAATCAGCGGAAGATCTAGTACGGATGCACCAAGAGGCTGAAAAGCTCTTGGGCCGTCAAAGCTCTGAAGTAGGTGAACTAAGACAGGTTGTTGACAGTTATATTCAGACACAACTCTCAAACCAACAAGCACCACAGCAACAAGAAACTGTTGATGAGGTGGATTTTTTCTCAGATCCAGAAGAGGCCGTTAAACGAGCCATTGATAACCATCCAAAGATCAGAGAAGCTGAGAACATCAGTAAGCAGTACCAAAAGACTACTGCCCTGTCTCAACTTCAACAAGATCATCCCGATATGCAAAACATATTGACGGACGATAAGTTTGCGGAATGGATTAAAGGTTCAAAGATACGGACTCAACTGTACGTACAAGCAGACAAGCAATACGACTATGAAGCTGCACACGAACTGTTTACCCTTTGGAAAGAGCGTAAGCAAGTCGTACAACAAACAGCTACCGCTGAAAAGCAAGGTCGTAAGCAAGCTGTAAAGAACGCATCAACTGGTTCCGCCAGTGGTAGTTCGGAAACGAAAACGAGAAAGATTTACCGAAGAGCAGACATTATTAAACTTATGCGTACAGACCCTGAGCGGTATCAATCATTGTCCGATGAGATTATGAAGGCTTACCAAGAGGGGAGGGTACGAAACTAATCTATTAAGGAAATCTTAAAATGGCTACTTCAGTATATCCCAGTCAAACAGGTGCAGTAGACAATGCTCGCGCCGCTACATTTATCCCTGAGATTTGGAGTGACGAAATCGTTGCTGCTTATCAGGCTAACCTAGTTCTTGCTAACCTCGTTAAGAAGATGGCAATGGTAGGTAAGAAAGGGGACACCATTCACATTCCTAAGCCTACTCGCGGCGTTGCTGCTGCTAAAGTAGCAAAGACTGCTGTAACGATTCAGGCAGACACTGAGAGTGAAGTACAAGTCGTAATTGACAAGCACTTTGAATACTCTCGCATGATTGAAGACATCACCGAAGCACAAGCTTTGTCTTCACTACGACAGTTCTACACTGGTGACGCAGGGTACGCCCTTGCTAAGCAAGTGGACGACAGCCTCTTCACTTTGGGCAAGTCCTTTGGTGACGGTAACGGTTCTGCTTGGAATACCAGTGCTGCTTTTATTCCTACAACTACTGGGCTTGCTGCCTATGCTGGTGCAGGCGTAACCGCAGACTTCAATGACAACGCTTTCCGAGCTTTGATTCAGAAGATGGATGATGCAGACGTACCGATGGACAACCGTTCATTTGTTGTACCTCCTTCACTCCGTAATGCAATCATGGGTGTTGAGCGTTATGTGTCTTCAGACTTTGTTGACGGTCGTGGCGTTCAGAATGGTAAGATTGGTAACTTGTACGGCGTTGACGTATTCGTAACCAGCAACTGCCCTCTGACTCACAGCACCACTGTTAAAGCTGCCTTCCTTGTCCATAAAGACACGATGGTTATGGCTGAACAGCAGGGCATCCGCTCACAGACTCAGTACAAGCAAGAGTTCTTGGGTACGCTTTATACCGCAGACACGCTCTACGGTGTTAAGACGTTACGTCCAGAATCAGGTTTTGTATTGGCTGTAGCCGCTTAATCTATAAAAATATGTGTGAGGGAAAGCCTTAGGGCAAGTACCTCACTTTTTATTTGTTTATTTTTCTAGTAACAGTGGAGAGCGAGTATGGCGATATTTAGAGGGGACGGAGGGTCTGGGGATAGTTCAACGGATGCCTACGCCAGTCAAATAGCAGTCTACGCTCAAACTGCTACTACAAAAGCAAATGAAGCAGAAGCCTCTGCAAGCGCAGCGGCCACAAGTGCAACTAACGCTGCTAATAGTGAGACTGCCGTAGGCTCAGACGCTACCGCAGCGGCAAATAGTGCTTCCGCAGCGGCCACCAGCGCAACGACTGCATCCACAGGTGCTACTAACGCTGGCAATAGTGCAACCGCTGCCGCAACAAGTGCAACCAACGCAGCCACAAGCGCAACTAATTCAGCAACCTCTGCAACCGCTTCAGGAACGTCAGAGACGAACGCAGCGGCTAGTGCTGCCACAGCTACTACTAAGGCTTCAGAAGCCGCCACAAGCGCCTCA